CTAGAATGGCATACGTTGGTACACCTATAGATACAACCAATCAGTTTCAATCTTTACAAGGTAAAAGGTTTAGTGGTGATGGAAGCACAACAGCTTTTACATTAGACATTGCACCAAGTTCAGTGTTTGACATAGAAGTTTTTGTAGAAAATGTTAGACAAGATCCAAACTCTGCATACAGCATAAGCGGAACTACACTTACATTTACCGGAGCACCCTCCTCTGGCACAAATAATATTTATGTAATTCATCAAGCAAAGGCTGTAGGAACTATTGATGTTCCTGCTAGTGGTGTCGTACCTGCAAGTTTAGCAAGTAATATTATATCAGGACAAACAGCTTTAACTTCTGCTCCTGATGACACAGACGAACTTTTAATATCTGATGCAGGAACTATAAAAAGAATAGATGTTTCTTTAATAGGTGGTAAAAATACACCTGCTTTTTTTGGTAAAAAGGCATCAGGACAGGGTAGCATATCAAGAGCCACTTTTACAAAAGTCACAGGATTTACTAATGTTGAAATAGACACTGATACAGCATTTGACGGAACGACCTTTACAGTTCCAAGTGACGGTGCGGGTAAGTATTACATATTTTTACAATTATATGCAGATTATGGAACATCAGCAGGAAGTGATGGCGAATACTCTATAGCTTCTATTTATGTTAATGGCTCTTCGGTTTCTAATGGTTTAATAGAACTACAAGGCTCTGCTAATTATATTCAAACAAGTGTTTTTGCTCATGTAATGGTGGATTTAAGTGCAAGTGACACTGTCGAAGCATATGTATACCTTAAAGATGAAAATGGTGGCACTGCTGATGTAGCAGCAGGTGTTGCAAGTCAATTTGGTGGTTACAAGTTAATAGGAGTATAGAATGGCTAGTTTACAAACAAAAGTAGAATTATATATAAAGGCAAACTCTGCAACTTGGGATGACACAAAAGTATCATTACAAAATGATGGTGGTGAAGACTATATTAAAACATGGACATATAGTTTTACTAAACCAACAGATTCACAAATAGCATCATATGAAACAGCAGGTAACACAGTTGAATCAAATGCAGTAATATTTTCAAAAAGAAAAATAGAATATTTATCTTGGAGAGAACAATTAGATAAACTATACCACGATATTGATGATGGTAAATTAGATAAGACAGGTTCTTGGTACACACATATCAAGGCTGTTAAGGATGCAAATAGCAAGGAGTAAACATGGCCCTTAGTACAATAGGAACAAATAGTTTAGCAGATTCAGCAGTTACCATAGGCAAGTCTTCTGGACTTGGTAAAGTAGTTAATGTATATCAAGATTATATTACAGGACAAGTAGAAACATCTTCAGAA